CCATTGGGCCTTCACGCGAGTTTCGCCGTTGTATTCCTCGGTGTTCGCGAAGATCTCGCATTCGAGTCCTTCAAAGCCGAAGGAGCCGTTTGCGAGCGCATCGAGACTGCCGTCCCATGAAGGAAACGCCTCGCACAGGCTCTTGACGGTGCGGTCAAAAGCTCCGTCCGTCAGCCAGCCTTGGAACGTCATCGTCCTGCCGACTTGGTCGGTCTTGCTGTCGCGTTGCTCCTGCACGCGGCAGGGGATTCGGATGAATGGGGTTTCTTTTTCGCCAGCTTCGCCGAACCAGCCAAGGACAGGCTTTTCGACGGTGCAGCGATAGACGCCCGCCCGGTCAACGTATTGGGAATTCGATTCAGACATGATGGATTATTTGGTTTGGGGTTGGATGGCTTGGAGCTTGGCGATTCCGGCCTTGAGGCGGTCTGGAGGCGTAGCCGCGACATCGACCTTCTCCCACCGGACGCGCTCGTCGGCGGGGAGTTCGGCGGTCTTGAGTAGAGCGGCGAAGTTTTCGCGAAGGATGTCCGGGCGGTTAGCTTCGACCGCTGCGGAAAACTCCGCGTAGTCGAGGGCGAGCGTTTCCGGCAGAGAGAGCCGGTTCTTGGCATCCCATCCCGGCGACCACGTCGTATGAATGATGCGCTCGCCTGCGATGGCCTTCGTGCGGTCACTTCCCTTTTCCGCCTTCGACTTGAAGACTTCGTAAACGGCGAAGAGGCAGGCGTCCGGCCACTCGCGAAGGATACCGGTGAATCCCTTGTGCCCCTTCATTTCGTAGCGGTCCCATGCCTCGCCAGCCGGATCGGTGAACGTCCGAATGTGGACGTGCGAGAGAAGGATGATGCCGATCTTCTTTTCGTGCCGGAGCGCGTCGAGCTTGGTCAATAGGCTGACCAGCTCACCCTCTGCGATCTTGTAGCCCTTGCCGTAGCCGTAGGCTTCGATGTCCGTCTTTCCGTCGCGCTCGCAGATGAAGCGATGAATCGAGCGTTCGAGCCAATCGACGGTATCGACGGCGAGCGTTTCGCAGGGAAGCGGTTCTTTAGTTGCGCGCAGCTCATCGACGAGCCCGACGATCTCTCCGTAGTTTGATGGCTGGAAGCGCTGGACGTGATCGAGTCCGGTCAATCCGTCCTCCTGGGCGATGAACAGCGGCGACGGTGCCCCCGCTGCGAACGTGGATTTTCCAATTCCCTCCGGGCCGGAAAGGATGATTCGGGGCGGCAGGGCGTCCCCGCCGCGTTTGATTTTCGATAGAATGCTCATGGATTAGTTTTTGATGAAGGTTTTGAGGTAGGTTTCGACGCCGAGGTGAAAGAGGCTTCCGATGCGGCGAGCCTCCGCGTCTTCGGCGACGGGTTCGGTTGGCTCCTCGTATTTGAGGAAGTGATACCGGGCGCACTTGTGCAGGGCGCCGAGCCGGGAATTTGTCAGGAACTCCAGGCCGTTTTCGGCAATGGTCAGCTCGGAGTGTTTGCTGTCTTTTTTCCGGAATGTGATTCCGTCCACGGATGCCCGGCCCGAGCAGAGCGAGAAGAACTCACATCCGCCGAACTCAGAACACGCGGAGGGGTTCCGCGGCCAGAGCTTCGCGCGCCGGAAGTAAAGGATCTGTTGCGAGATAGCCCACGCGTCTTGCATGTATTCGAGCAAGTCGCTGTCGAGCCGTGGGATTTCGCGGTGCGAGAAGTATTTCGCTCGCTCACCTTCCAGCTCTGCCAGAATTCGTAGGTGATATTCCTCCGGGGTTTCCTCGCGGGTTTGCAGGGTGTATCCCTGCGCGGTGTCCCCGCTCTCGCGCCATTTCTTTCCGTCCTTTGTACGAACGCGGGTGCCATTCGCGTCGTGGACGATCTTCACGCCGTCGTCATCGAGCAGCGCGATCCCGAGCGGGCGTTGCGCGGGCTTGCGGACAACGTCGTAAACAACGGAATGCGCCGGGTTGCCTGCTTGATTCGTCGCGAGGATGTACTTCGAGATTTGCGTATCCATCCCGAGGCGAATCCAATAATCGCTTTCGGGCTCGATCCCGCTGACCGTCGTCTTGTGTTCGAGAACGCAGATCCGCCCGCTCCGTTTCTCGCGAAGCAGTCCATCCATCTTCCCGGCTTCGACGAACGTCCGGCTCGGCGCCTCAGTTTCCGGATTGAGGAGCGGAAACTGAAACTCGCTTTCGACGGCTAGAATGTCGTGGGCATCCAAGACCGGCGCGAACGCGCCAGTCCATCCGAGAAACAAGGCGTGCGCCTTCGCGGTGACGTGGTCGTATTCCCGCCCGTCGAGCAGCTTCGCGACCGCAAGTTCTGTTGCCTGGGCGCTCATCCTTGGATGCCCCCCAAGTGAAAGGCTTCGGGCAGAATCACGTTCGCTGGCAGCGTTTGAGCGGTGAACAGCGATGCGATTTCCTCCGTCTTGAATCCGGCGATCCCGCACCCGACTTGAGTGACGAGGAATATCAGCTCCGGGCGCGATGCGGCATAGTCGACGAACTTGCCGATATGGCGCTCGATCGTGTGAAGCGGCAGCTTCTCATAATTCGCATTGAGCGTCGGCAAGGCGTAGCTCTGGCCCTGATGTCCTTCGGCCTCGCCCTGAGTCGCGCCGAACTTCTGGACAGCTACCAACGCCGCCCCGCCGCCGTGCGATCCGCGAAGGTTCGATCCGAAGACAAAGACCTCGTTCGCCGCCAGCGATTCGATTTTGTCCGGGGTGCAGTTCATTCCCGCACCTCCACAAATTTCCCGCTGGCGTTGACCTTGTAGAACGTGTTCGGCTTGATGCCGTCCTTCCCGACGTAGGCGACGGCAATGCGCGGGCGCCCGGCCTTCGTCCACCACGTCAAAGCGATAGCACACCCCTCGACGCCACTTGCCGTCGCATCCTTGCCAGACGAAACTATGACGCTGTTCTTGCCGGTGGATTCCAGTCGTGCGTAGGTGCCGCTGTTGGCGACCCGTGCGTAGGTGCCGCTGTTGGCGACCCGTGCGGAGTCGCCGCTGTTGGCGACCTGTGCGGAGTCGCCGCTGTTGGCGACCCGTGCGGAGTCGCCGCTGTTGGCGACCCGTGCGGAGTCGCCGCTGTTGGCGACCCGTGCGGAGGTGCCGCTGTTGGCGACCCGTGCGGAGTCGCCGCTGTTGGCGACCCGTGCGGAGTCGCCGCTGTTGGCGACCTGTGCGTAGGTGCCGCTGTTGGCGACCCGTGCGGAGTCGCCGCTGTTGGCGACCTGTGCGTAGGTGCCGCTGTTGGCGACCCGTGCGTAGGTGCCGCTGTTGGCGACCCGTGCGGAGTCGCCGCTGTTGGCGACCTGTGCGTAGGAATCCGAATTCGTTTTTGAATTTTTAGTCGGCTGCGCCGACGACATGATTTCGTCGACTTCCTTCCGGATGTTCAGCGCATTGCAAAACACCTCGCAAAGGGCGATGCCGAGCGACGTGACTTTCTTCACAATCGCCGACTGGAACTTGACCTTGCCGGAAAGCTCGATGAGCTGGGAACGATCCGTTTCGACGATCAGCGCCTTCGCTTCGAGGCTCCAATCCATGAGCTCCCAATCGCCGCGACCATCGAGCAAGCCATGAAGCCCGTTCCCGCATTGGACCGTTGGTTGGAAGTCTGGCGCTTCGATGTAGCCGGATTCCGGCCATTGAAATCCACCGAAGGATTTCAGATCCGGATCGCACGTCCGCAGGATCGTGACCGGATCAGGAAAGGAAGTCGGCGCACTCTGCGCTTGATTTCCTGTAGAGGTTGAGGTTTCTTTTTTCATAGGAATCTGACTTTTTGACGGTTGGTTTCTAGATGGCCCGGAGCGGTGCAAACGCTGCCGGGCCGTTTGTTATGGCTGTGCCGTGGCTGTTTCGGCGGGTTGTTTGCCCGCCGATGTGGCGTGCAAAATTGGTTGGAGCCGGGCGTCGATCCGCCCGTCGATTTCGAGATGAAGAAGCGCGCAGTCGAGTGCTTCGGGCGCCACATTGAGTGCCGTGCCGATCCGGCGATGCGCGTCACGCCATCCGCCGCCGTAGCCGATTTTCAGACCTTCCCGCAGGCCGCGCTCTCTCCCACTGCGAAGGCAGATTATTCCAGTGAGCGCGACCGATACGACGGCTAGGATGGAAATGAAGATCAGGCCGCTCATTCTCCGACCTCCGGCGTCCAGGCGCTGCACGACGGGCAGCGAACGGCATGAGTTGGGACGCAGAGAAATCCGCATCGGTCGCACTTCAAAAACTCGGCCCCGGTTTCGCTGGGGAGCGCATTGCCGGGCGTGTGTTCACGCCGCCGAGAAAAGTTATGGACGACATCGCCGCCGCGAGCGGGCGTTACGTATGGCGCGGGCTTGATCATTTCGCAGTCCTCGCTTTCTTCGCCGCGTCCTTGGCTTGTTCGTCTGCCAGCTTGTTTAGATGCGCGTTGAGCGACGGCAGGTAGATGAGCCGTGTCGCGCGCTTCTGGCCGGGCTCGCGCAATGCGACGGAGCGCACGGGCGGCTTAAACTTGTTGGCGGGCGAAGGAACGGCTAGCCGCGCGAGCTTCCCGCGCTTGATGCCGCAGAGCGTCCCGCGATATGGCATCCGCGCCCAATCGTCGCCGGGCTGAATCAGGGCGGTCACTTCGCCACCGCCTTCCTCATGGCGCAGAAGTCCACCGCAGGCCGCACGTTGATCGCGCGGAATTGGCCGGGCTTCCTGGGGTCCGGCTGAGTCTCAAACTCAACCTTCGCGCCGACCGTCAGCCGCCGCGGGTATTCCTTGCTCAGAATTCCGGAGAAGTGGACGAACAACTCGTCGCCGCCATCCGTGGGCTTGATGAAACCGTAACCTTTCAGGTCGCGGAAAAGTGTAACTGTGCCGGTCATATTAGTTAGGCTGTGGGGTTTATTATACCTTTACGGACAAAAAAAAGGACGGTAGGGCCAAGCTTGCGACCGTTTTCGTAGCCGTGCTTCTGCACCTTCAATGCTGTCTCGATGGGGCACAGAAAATTAATTGTTACGTTTCTTTCGGCGCCGGGCTTCGCGCTTCTTTTCGTTCTCTCGGATCTGGCGTGCAATTTCCTCATAGTCTTCGGGGGTTAACGATACTCCTTTTATGCCCTCATTGATTCGGTGCAGGATGAACTCGGTTCGGCTCTCCATTGACATCTTCTTCCATTGTTTGTCCATACGGACAACAACGCTCACAGGGCATTGAAAGCTCAACATCACCTTGTCCGTTGCGGGTTCGTCTGCCATCTGCTCGGAAGGTATATTAAACCTACATATACCGTCAACGCTTTTTTGTAAAAAATTTCTCGCTTCTCTGTTTTTGAGCTTCAATGCCGTTTCCATCGGAACGGAAACGACGATTGTTTTGTATTTCTGAGTGGTATCCATGAGGTGTCAGCGTTGAGGGTTTTTGAGGTCTTGAATCTCCTTCCAACGTTGAGGGAAGTCGTTGCATCCATCACCGGAGGAACCGACAGATCCGCAGGAATCGACAGGAAATGCTTCACCGCGAAGCGATCCAGTCCTTACGTAAGACTTACGGTTGAGGTGCGACAGATTCATCACTGCCCCATAATGCCGCGGACTAGACGCGAGTTCTAGGGCCTACCCATGCACTTGCCATGCACCCCTTTTCAGAGTTATTCACATTCCCATGCGTTCCAGGGCTAGAAAGCTCAACACCCCAACAGCACTCGACGAGGCGATTGAAGAACGCGTTGACGAACTTCCCTACGAATCGTTCAGCGAATACGTCAACTGGCTCATCATCTACGATCTCTCAACGAGAAAACCTCACCACATCACGGGAGAGATGGCGCGACTCTCACGCGCGGAGATCGATAAGATTCACGACGAGGTAGCTCGTGCCTTCGCGGCTGGCGAAACCTTGGGCGGATCATGGTTCGAGGCACGTTTGCGCGATGCTGTCGAGCAGCTCGCCCGCGGTGAAGACATCCCAGCGCCAAAGGCCGTCCGAAAAATGCTCGATCGAATCAGGAAATGAATTTCGAGTGGCTCAAAGGGCTTTGGGCTATCGCAGTAATGATCGCGCTGGCGGCGGGCGTCTTGTGGTTTGCCTCACGACTGACCGAGCGGAGTGATTTTACACTCGACCCGTACAACCCTATCGTTCACTGGAACACCTACGTCTTCTTCATTTTCCGCACGGACCAGCTAGAATGCCGATGGATGAAATCGACACTCAGCGATGGTGCTTCATGGCATGTAAAGGAACGCGGGAAATGGAC